AAGAAGTAGCGATGACCTTGACGAGTCCTGCCAATGTTGATTTGGATGTCTTTGCTTACAACCCGGTCGAATTCAACGACTTCGGTGGAATGAAGCTCACCACAGCAACTGGAATCTCTATTGCGGCAGATGCAAATTTCGGCGGCTACACAGCAGTCGAATTCACAGTCTTCATGGATGCTAATGCAGTCTCCAAGACTCTGTTCGCAGCGGGCACTCATACAATCACAACCAATGCCTCTGGACAATGGGTTCCAACGGGTCTTACCGCTCTCATCGTGGATGGAGTGGTGATTTCTGCTGCAACGACAATTACGCTAAACCGCTGGCATCACGTAATTGCCATTTTCGCAGAGCAAACCTCTTCAATCACCTTCCTAACAGGAGTCGCAAGCAGACTTGGCTATCTTGCTACCTACACATCACAGATGGCAGCACTTACTACAGCCGGTGCTCAGGATATCTACAACAATTGGGTCGGAGCACCTGCATTGCAGCTTGTAGACGCTGCCGTTATCACTGTTTCCGAGTCTGATGCCAAGGCATACACTTATGACTGGGCAATTCAGCCTGCTGGATGACAATAACCCTCGCATAAAGCCGGTTTTTGACACTGAGTTGGACAAATTTGCGCTTATAACTAATTCAGAATACAATGATTACATGAAGATGAAGCTTACCAACAAGCAGATTGTTGACGACCCAAATGTACGACACGGAGTCTGGGTATGGGAAATGCCAGATGGCTCTATGGTCATGGATGAAGACCGCAACTTCCTGCTAACCGTTGGATACAAGGGAGACGTTACCGCCGCCTTCACTTTGGCAAAGGCAGTGCGCTCATTCGGCATTACCGAAGGACGCCCGGTTTTCCTTGAGGGCCACCGTCCAATTGATGATGAGGAGTATGCCCGTCAAAGATTCCGTATGTCTCTAGGCCTAGTGCCAGATGAGCAGGATGTCGGAGTTATCAACGACGAGCTAAAGCATGGTAGCCAGTAAAGTAGCAGGCTCACGACGCCCAAGAGACCTAAAGCCAGCGGAACCCCACGAGATTGAGGTTTCGCTTGGTTCTGTTGTAGAGACACTTGCTCCAGCAGAAGAGACTGACGTATTCGCTAAGTCAGCCTCAGAATTCCGCACGATGGATGGAGTAAATGCCAATACCAAGCGTCAAGCCGCTCGCCTAGAGAAGGCTCAGCGTGGAACCGGTGGAGCAGGTACAAAGCGCATGGAGCGCGAAGACATTGACCACACCGGATACACACTATTCGGAGTCTGCCTTCCTCCATACAATCTAGATTACCTCGCGGCTCTCTTCGAGAAGTCCAGCGCTCACGCGGCGGCTGTTAAGGCGAAGGTAAACAACGTGGTTGGCCTAGGATATGACTGGGTTGAATCAGATGAAACCAAGCAGAAGATTGACGCAGCAGATGGTGACGAAGAGAAGCTAAAGACTATTCGTCGCAAGCTTGACCGCATGCGTAAGGTCATGCAGGAATGGCTAGACTCTTGCAATGAGGAAGACGACTTCCTTGAAATCATGCGTAAGGTATGGACCGATTACGAGACGACCGGAAACGGTTACCTCGAAATCGGTCGTACAGTCACGGGTGAAATCGCTTATCTTGGACACATTCCGGCCACTACAATGCGCGTTAGGAAGAAGCGCGACGGTTTTGTTCAGATTATCAACGAGAAGGCTGTCTTCTTCCGTAACTTTGGTGACCTCAAGACTAAGGACCAAGTTGGAACTGACCCACGTCCTAACGAAGTAATTCATTTCAAGAAGTACTCACCAACAAACGGCTACTACGGTGTCTCTGACATCATGTCAGCAATGCACGCTGTAACTGGAAATGAGTTCAGCGCACGATTCAACCTTGATTACTTCGAGAACAAGGCTGTTCCACGATACGTCATTGTTACGAAGGGTGGAACGCTTTCACCGACAGCCGAGGCTCGTTTGGTTGAGTTCTTCCAGACGACAATCAAGGGTAAGAACCACCGTACATTGTACGTTCCTCTGCCAGCAGAAGAGCCAGACCGTAAGGTCTCATTCGAAATGAAGCCGGTTGAGGCGGGTACTCAGGATGCGTCATTCATGAACTACGACAAGTCTAACCTCAACTCTATCTTGATGGCTCACGGAGTTCCGGCGTCAAAGGCATTTGCCAACACTGGAAACACTTCATTGGCAAATAGCCGGGACCAGGATAAGACCTTCAAGGAGCAGGTCTGCCGTCCTGACCAGAAGATTGCTGAGAACAAGCTTCACAAGATTGTGAAGGAGAAGACAAACATCTTCTACCTCAAGCTAATTGAAATGACTCTTACCGACGAAGACACTCAGTCCAAGATTGACGAGCGCTACTTGCGTCTTGGTACTTACGTTCCAAACGAGGTTCGTGCCAAGAAGGGTCTTCCTGGAATCAAGGGTGGAGACAAGCAAATCGAAATGTCTCCACAGGTCAAGGCTGAGCAGACGGCACAAGCCGCACAGTCTCGTACTCGTGACCAGCAGCGTACTGCAAATGCTACGGATTCTCGTGGCGAGGGCAGAAATACTCAGGGCGAAGGACGGACTCCGGGAACGGAGTAACACATGAGCGAAATTGATAGGCAAAGAGACAAGCTAGCGAGCCGTCTCAGCAAGCCAATCAACACAGCAGCCATTGTGATTATGGGTGTCTACACAGTTCTCTGGGGAGTATGGGTCGGTAATCCATTTTGGAGCACTTTCAACGAGTCAAAGCAATTCGACTGGCTCGCCAAGGTAGCTCCTGAATGGGCGTGGGGAGTGATTGCCATGTGCGTAGGAATCGTCATGTGTTACGGGGTAATTAGGAATTCATTCCGCTCACTAAGCACGGGTTCTATGATTGGAACCCTTTATTGGGGGCTTATTGCAACGGGGTATTACATTGGAGATTGGAGAGATACAGCGGGTCTTACAAAGACCATGATTTGTCTCTACTGTGCATTCATCTGGTTGAACATCAGAATGAATCGCGACAGGCTAGTTGACTGATTTTGGCTTTTGAAAAAGAACTGATGTATATTACAAACATGGAGCTTATGAAGGCAAAGTGGTCTACGGACGGTGACAACTTCACCATTCACATGCCACTATCCAAGATTGATAAGGAGAAGCGAACTGTAAGCGGTTGGGCTTCTCTTGATAACCCTGACTTGCAGGGTGATATCGTCTTGGCCGAGGCTAGCCAAAAGGCATTCGCTCGTTTCAAGGGAAACATCCGCGAAATGCACCAGCCAATCGCTGTTGGACGTATGCTTTCATACCGTCCAGATTCTTACTACGACAGCGAGACTCAGAAGTTCTACAACGGAATTTGGGTTGACGTTTACGTATCCAAGGGAGCCGAGTCAACTTGGGAGAAGGTTCTAGACGGAACCCTCTCAATGTTCTCCATCGCAGGTCCAATCATCGATTCAGAGATGGAATTCAGCAAGGACGCTGGACGACCACTTCGAATCGTCAAGGATTACGACCTGAATGAGCTTTCCCTTGTTGATTCGGGCGGAAACCAGCTTGCACACGTAATGAGCTTTGCCAAGGATGTAAACGGCGGGCTTGTTATGAAGGGCATGATGGCTGATAACCCAACAGAGAATGTCTTCTACTGCGACAAGCACGAAGAGGGCATCGCAAAGACTACCACCGACGATTCAGCGGAGTGCCCAGAGGGACACAAGATGAAGAGCATCGGTTGGTTCGAATACAGCAACGATGTCGAGAAGGCCACAAGAGTTGCCGAGGTCATCGCTGAATTCAAGAAGGAAATCGTCAACGATGAAGGAGGTGTAGACGTGGCAGACGAAAAGATTGAAAAGCAGGCTCCAGATGTTGAGCTAAACCCTGGCATTCCAGCCGATGAGGAAGGAAAGGCCGCAACTGAGGTTGAGGCTAGCGCTGAGGAGAATGCAGAGACAACCGAGGAGGCACCAGTAGAGGAAACTGTTGCTGAGACGGCAGAGGCCACTCCTGAGGTAGCTGAGGAGCAGGACTTCGAGAAGATGTTCGATGACCTTAAGGGAGCAATTACCGAGGGCATTAAGAAGTCAGAGGAGACTGCACGAGCAGAGCGCGAAGCTCAGGCAGCAGAGTTCGCAAAGAAGTTTGAGGACATGCACACCGAGTTCGCGGAGCTTAAGAAGTCCGTCGAGGGCATCAAGAGCGAAATCGATTCTGTAGAAAAGAGACTTGGTAGTGTCGAGAGCGACACAGCCATTAAGAAGTCCGGAGACCTTGGCGGGTCAACGGGTGATGACAAGCTTGAGAAGAGCAACAAGTCATCCAAGTGGGGCGGGCATTTCCTCAACGCTTCAGAGCTAGACTAATACTAAATTTTGACGGAGGTGAAACATACAATGAGTAACGAAATGCTAGAAAAGGTAATTCGTACCACGGAAATCGGTGCCGGTGGAGGTCTTCTCAACCCTGAGCAGAGCAACACTTTCATCGACTACATGTGGGATACAACCGTACTTGCACCACAGGTACGTACTATCCGCATGAAGTCCGACACAATCGAGATTGAGAAGATTGGTGTTGGAAAGCGTCTAATGCGAGTCGCTACTGAGGCTGTTGACGACGGTGCAAACGCCGGAGCAACCTTCAGCAAGATTAGCTTGACGACAACCAAGTTCCGTCTAGACTTCGAGCTTTCAACGGAGTCCCTTGAGGACAACATTGAGGGTGCGGACCTAGAGGACCACATCGCTCGCTTGATGGCTACCGCCGCTGGTAACGACCTTGAGGATGTTGCTATTAACGCTGATTCTGCACTTACGACTGACCCGCTATTGAAGGGATTCGATGGATGGTCCAAGCGTGCCCGTGCAGGAGGTCACATTGTTGACCAGGCTGGAGCAGGACTTAACCGCTCTGCCTTCAACAAGGCACTCAAGGCAATGCCACGTAACTTCATGCAGCGTCGTTCACAGTTGAAGTTCTTCGTAGGTTCAAACCTCATCCAGGACTACCTATACTCTCTAACTGACTTGGCTACCACGCCAGAGAACATTGCAGAATCCATGATTCGCAATGGACCAGTCCGTACCGAGGGTGCAGCCGGATTCGTAACTACTTACGCATTCGGACTTCCAGTACAGGAAGTTCCTCTATTCGATGAGACTCGTGTTGGTGACTATGCATCACCAACAGGACAGCACGGTGACATGTGGCTTACATTCCCTAAGAACCTTCTATGGGGTGTAAAGCGCGAGATTCAGGTTTACCGTGAGTTCAAGCCTAAGAAGGACACAATTGAGTACACAATGTACTGCCGTGTCGGTACGCAGATTGAAGAGGTTGACGCCTTCGTTGTTGTAAAGAACATCAAGGTTGCCGCCTGACGATATGCATAAGTGGAACCCCCGGTTTTCCGGGGGTTCTTCTCTTTTGCACCCCAATTCTCCGGGTGGTACAATTGGAGAGAATCCTAAGGAGGATAAATGAGTTTCAACACACTAAAGAAGGCACAGCTAGTAGCTGTTGCAAACGGCTTTGGACTTGACGTTGCAGAGAATGCAAAGGTCGATGAGCTTAAGGCCGCTATCGCAGAGGCAGATTACATCGAATGGGATGAGGCAGTAGCCCTCCTAAAGACCGAAAACCTCTGGGATGAAGAAGATGAAGAGAAGGAAGAGACTGCCAAGGCTGAGAAGCAGGCAGAAATTGATGCTCGTCCAAAGGACACCCTTCTCAAGATGTACCGAGCTAACCGCTCATACGAGATTCGAGGATACCGCTTTACGCAGGACAATCCATACGCTCTCGTAACCGCCGAGGATGCAGAGGCTATTACCGATGCAGACCCAGACGGATTCCGTTATGCCACCCCAAAGGAAGCAATCGACTTCTACGGGTGATTCAGTAACTAAAGAGAGGAGTACTACCAGAGCATGACAATTATTGACTACGAGCAGTTGGGTACGATTGGGGCAAACCTACTTCCGAAGCGTTACGACATCAAGGTTTATCAGGGCGACACATTCGAGGTCATCTTGAACTTCAAGGATGTCAGTAACGTCGGAGTTGACCTAACCGGATTCACTGGTCGTGCACAATTCAAGCCTACGACCGGGGCACCAATTGACCTTACAGTCACCACGAACTACAACGCAGTCAACGGTGCTGTCAGAGTCTACCTTGCCGACACCTCAGCGTTGACCGGCGAGTATTCATGGGACTTGGAGCTAGAAGATGCGGGTGGGCGCAAGCGCACTTACATCGGAGGCAAGGTTACCGTTACAGATGACATTACGGAGGTCGTAGCTTAATGGCAACTATCTCCGATATCGCGTCTTGGACAATTGCTGATGAGAATATCACCGGCAATGTTGGAGACACCAACCTCACATTGGTTACGACGGATTTTCATGCAGTCGCAACCCTTGAGGTATCTGCGCCTGCCGATTTTGCGGTCGTTGATATCGGAGTAGTTGGTCTTGGAAACTCTGGGGGAGGTTCCGGAGCAGTTGACTCCGTAAACGGGAAGACGGGAGTAGTTGTTCTAAACCAGGATGACGTTCTCGACGGAACCACCCATAAGCAGTATTCAGCGACCGAGAAGACAAAGTTGGCCGGTATTGCAACGGGAGCTACCGCCAATGACACTGATGCTAACCTCAAGAACCGTGCAAACCACACGGGTTCTCAGGCAATTAGCACTGTCACAGGTCTACAGACAGCCCTTGATGGCAAGCAGCCACTAGATTCTGACCTAACTGCAATTGCAGCACTGGCACCTACAGACAATGATTTCGTTCAGCGTAAGGCCGGGGCTTGGACCAATAGAACCCCGGCTCAGGCAAAGACGGATTTGGCTCTCACCAAGTCAGACGTAGGACTCGCAAATGTCGATAACACGTCAGACGCAAACAAGCCTGTGTCCACAGCCACACAAACGGCTTTGGATGGCAAGCAGCCATTGGATGCCGACCTAACAGCTATTGCAGCTTTGGCACCGGCAGACGATGCAATTATTCAGCGTAAGTCAAGTGCATGGGCCAGCAGAACAATGGCTCAGCTTAAGACCGACCTTGCTCTCACAAAGAGCGACGTTGGTCTATCTAACGTTGACAATACTAGTGATGCTAACAAGCCAATTAGTACTGCTCAGCAAACAGCATTCGATGCCCGCTTTGTTTGGGCTGACGGAACAACGGCATCTAATGCACGGCCATCAACTTCCAGCAAGGTAATTTGGGTTGGCGGAACAACTCAGCCAACTAACATGGCGACTGGAGATTTGTGGGTTAAGGCATGACAGTACGTGAGTTTAATGGTACTAGTGATGAGCTAGTCACTGATGTTGGTGCTGCATCAGGAATGGTTTATGGAACTGTTGCCACTCTAGTAAAGTTCAGCACAGTTTCTGGCTTTCGTGACTGGACGATGCTGCACGATTCCAGTGGTTTGTACGCATGGTCACCAAATGGATTGACCAATTTCAGTACACTCCAGATGGATACTCACGGTGCAGCATCGGACTCAGGAATCAATCCTGGGACAACCTCATGGAAGTTGATTGTAGTTCGCAAGGCCACTGGCACAACGACACCGAGATTCTCTGTGTACGATTATTCCAGTGGTACTTGGACTCACGTGTCCGGGGGGTCATCAATTAGTGATTCTTCATTCCCGCCAGGCGTCGGAGGACAAGTTAGATTTACATATCAGAACACGTCCGACTTCTTTGGTGGGCGGATTGCCGCAAGGGCTCTTTGGTCAAATTCGCTTCCTTGGACGGCGGATGCTTCTGGTGACGCAGCTATTGAAGCATCAGGTCTAAGATATTCTGCTTTCAAATGGAAGCAGAATAATCCAACACTATTCCAGCTTTTCAATCAATCAGACACATCAACACCTGTTGCAGACTTGTCAAGTGCTGGCACAGCTAATCAGACTTCAATTAGTGGTACGACGGTTATTGCTGGAGATGACCCACCAGGATTTAATTTCTCGTTGACTTCTCCAGCGCTTTACGAATGGTCTTTCGATGAAGCATCCGGCGATATTCTTGACAGTAGCGGCCATGGTCGAAATTGGACTCCATCTGGAATCACTACTAGAACTGCTAGTGGTGGCGGTCACACTGATAAAGGATTGACTCAAAGCGGTGTCGATATTGCTTTGGGACCATCTCTGACTGGTCTTCAGACTTCAAATAGAACAGTAATGGCGTGGGTGAAGCAGACAACATCCGTCACAGCATGGCTACTTGAGTTCTATGTATCATCAATTGATTCTGGAGCATGGGGAATCCTGTTCTTGAGCGGGCAATATCATATTCAGGCGCGTAACAGCAGCGGTTTTGTCAGAGCATCGGCAGCAAGTCCTACATTCAATGTCTGGCATCACGTAGCAGGAACATATGATGGAAGCAACGTCAGACTTTACATTGACGGAACCCTTTCAGCGACAACCGCTCTGACCGGTCCATTGAGGACTGACGCAACTAACTTTAGGGTTATGGACCAGTCAAGTTCTGCAACCGTATTTGATGATGCTCGCGGATTCGACATTGCTCTTACGCAGGCTGAAATTCAGAGTTGGATGAACACGCCAGCAACACCGGCAAGCACTGGAACGAAGATTTACTTCCAAAATGGAAGCCAGGCTTCAGCGGTTTACGAGATGACAGCCGGTGGCATTCTGGTGCAGCGAAATAGTTTTGTCATCAAATGACAAATAAATGGGATGAGGTTATAATTCAAATATGGAAATTTACCGAAATGACACAGCCGCAATTCAGCTAAAGGTGCCGGTCACAGCAGTGGATGGTTCATTCACAGTTACCGCTACCGATGGCTCTACAGTGCTGTACACATTTCCTACAGTCTCCGCAGTGACAGGGGGCTATCAGGTAACCTTGCCATTTAGCCTTGTTGACCGCGATAAGAAGTTCACGATTAATTGGTCATTCAACTACCTTGAGGCATCTGTGTCCAAGGCTTACACAGCAAAGACATTTATTGAGGTGGTAACACCATATGTAACCGTCGATGAAATCCGGGATGCCTTGGGAACAATGCCTCCAATGACTGACGCTGAGCTAAAGCGAGTCGAGCGCCGGATTCGAGGGGTCATTGACATGTACACCGGACAGAGCTTCGGACGATACAGCGGCTCTTACCGAATCCAGTCAACTGGTGACGAAGACCTAATCTTGCCAGCAAGATTGATTAGCTTGACAGGCGTAGCAGGAGCACAATTCACTGATGTTTCTTACTACGGCTCTCGTGGAGACGGTTGGTACTTGGGACGCTCAGTCCCGGCTTACGATGACGGAAGCTACGAGTCAATTGGAGTTATTTCATACCCAGGAACAGTGTGGCGCAACCTCTGGCAGGATAACGTCTGGTACACAATCACTGGAGATTGGGGTTACGAAGATGTTCCAACAAACGTCAAGGAAGCCGCTCTAATTCTGATTGAGGACAATATCTGCCCTGACTCTGAGTACCGAGACCGTTACATCGATGGCGTCAAGACGGCTGACTATCAGTACACTTACACGACAAACGCATTTAGAGGCACAGGCTCAGTAATTGCCGACCAGCTATTGGAGCCATACCGTCGCCCAAGTCTAGCGGTGATTTGATGAGATGCCTTACAGGTGCCCGCTACAACATGCTCGTTGACGTGTTGCAGGAAACAGTTCGTCAAGACCCGGACTCCGGAGAAGTCCGTAAGTATTGGACGGTAGCCAAGCAAGGAGTCCCTTGCACATTCCACGGAATCCTTGAGGGTGGAATTCGAGTTGCTGGTACAACTGAGCGATTCGGAAATATCTACGAGAATATTGACTGGGCAAAGATGGAGTTCTACTCAGGAGAGCCAATTACTAAGCGTAGTCAAATTACGAATGTTCGTAATCTGCGCGGGGTTATCATTTGGCGAGAAGAAGAGATGGAAGGTGCACCTCCAACAGTATTTGACGTACAAGGTGTAACTCCTATTGTCGATTCTATGGGAAATAACTCTGAAAACACCGCCCTGCTACAGAGGCACGAGGTTCAGTGAGCGGAATCAACTTTACCGCTGACACCAGCGAGGCCAACTACTTGACCGGATTCCTGAAGGGTCTTTCCGAGCAAATCAGGACAGACCAACACATGGGTCCGGTCTTGAAGTATGTTCACGCTGAGTTGGCACAGGCCTTTGATGATTACATGACTGCAATCTCAACTGCCGACCCAAGCCGATTCCACCACGTGTATGAGTGGAACCAAATTGGTAATCCACAAGCCAAGCTGTGGAAGAACGTTCTTCGAGGCCATGGTGGAAATCGAACGGCTACCTGGACATGGCGGGCATCAAAGACGATTGTCCCTGTAACCGCCGAAGCACAGGAAGTCGGAGTTGAGCAAGTCCACGTCTTCGTATGGAAGGCACCAGTAATGGAATATGCAACAAACATTACTATTTCACCATCAAGAAAGACAGGCTTGGCTTACTTCACAGGACCGGTTTCTGATGACGGACGTTGGGAGCTTCGATTCACGAAGAGTCCAATTGATGTTCAAAATCCTGGAGGTGCACAGGTTAAGGGAGCCTTCACCGCAGCTTTCCTTGAATGGTGGGGTGGAGCCGGTGCACAAGCAGAATTCTCAAGCAGAATTCGCCGGGTTCTGGAGCAGGATTTCGCAAATATGCCGGATTCCTTCAAGAGAGGGACAAGAGCTAGAACAAAGACCTTTACGATTACAGGAGAAGCAGCGGGACACAAGGCGGCTCAGGCATGGCTAAGGGCAAGAGATAACAAGTACATCGAGATGGCAGCAGCGCGGTCTCGAATGATGGGAGATGACGAATAATGGCTGACTACGCTTCGATTGGAACTTACCAGTTGAATCGCTGGCTCTTGTCAAAGTTGAAAGACTTGATGTGGACGAATGACCAAACCGGTAATCAGGAGAAGGTCTTCAAGGCATATCAATTTGCCGGGGGTTCTTCAGCATTGAGTCCATTCGTACAAGGAGCACCAATTCCTGACCTAACAAATCTATCCGGTGGACCACCATTCATCGTCTTCAGTTACTCAACGGGTTCAGGAATTACGTGGGAGAGGATTAGAGAGCAGGCGGCTTACGTCATCTGGGACTCCAATACCTTGCGACTACGTATCATTCAGAATTACATGAAGGATTTGCTTGGCAGATTCGAATGGACGGCAGAAGAAATCAATGACTATCTGAATGCCAGCACGACATCGCCATTCGACTTTAAGTACGTCCAGACAACCACTGTGACCAGTCCAGACCCGGCCATTTCAGAGCAAGGTCGGCAAAAGGGATTGGTTGTAGCAGCATTTGAATACACCAGAGACATGGACCAGCGTGGAATGCGGTCCTGATTGGCTTTATAAAAAGACTGGCTGTACGCTTAGTATTGAGGAAAAGCCTAGCCAGCATTACCAAATTTGATGGAGGTGACATAAAAACATGACATATCAGGTACGTAACATTATCATTGGTGCCGCTGCAATCTACCTTTCTGCAAAGGACAGCACGCAGGCAGGATGGGTTGCCGCAACTGGAACTGCCGCTACCGCTTCTAAGGAAGAGATTTTGGCAGGACAGAACGGTCCATCTCTACCTAAGGTTGCATCCGGTTCACTAGTCGTAGGACTTGATGCCGACGCTGATTTCAAGCACGTCGGATTCACTTCTGAGGGACTTGAAATTTCCTATGAGCCAGACTACGGTGACGTAGAGGTTGACCAGTTGCTCGACTCCGCAAAGCTTTTCAAGCAGAGCATGCGAGTTACTGTTAACACCACGTTCACTGAGGCTTCTCTAGAGAACTTGCTAGTTGTTTGGGGTCAGGGAGCAACTACCCTTACTTCATCCGGAACTGACACGACTCTAGGATTTGCCGCTGGTGCACTTGGTGATGAGCCAACTGAGCGTGCCCTTGTTGCTGTTGGTCCTGGACCACGTACAGCAGCCGGTGCAAAGCGTGAGCGCGTATACCACGCTCGCCGTGTTCTCTCCGTTGAATCATCCAGCCAGGCACTTCGTCGTAACGAGGCTACGGTATTCCCAGTTTCCTTCCGACTACTACCAGACCCACTATTCGTGGCTGCCGAGTATGGAATCATCCGCGACCGCACGGTTGCGTGACCCTAGGATATACCAAAAGATGCCCCCGCTTCGGCGGGGGTTTCTTATTGCTGATTGACCAAAATTGGCCTGTTTCCAACATTTCCGTTATAATAGGATTGTGCAGTAACTGCACATCATCCAAGGAGGAAGTACATTGGCAACAGCGGTTTATACCGTAGAGGAGGTTGAGCTTCAGGATGGCAGGAGTGCCACACTGAGACCACTCGTAGTTAAGAGGCTTCGTAGATTTATGAAGATGATGGCCGAGATGGGAACAACCGACGATGAAGAAGTAATTGAGGACATCATGCTCAATTGTGCAGCATTCTGTATCTCAAAGGAACATCCACAATACTGGGATGTTAACAAGCATAATGGTTCTTACCCAGACCCAGAGTACGTAAAGACCGGGGCTGAGAATGAGGACATTCCAAAGATTGACCGCATGAAGGGTGGCTACACCGAGGAATTCGAGGAAGCAGCCGACATGCCAACCGTAACAAAGATTATTGAGGTCTGTGGTGGTATCAACTTCTCTGACCCAAATCTTCTGAGGGCAGCACAGGAAGCAGCAGCACAAGCTGGGACGAGGGACTAGCAGAAACGTTGGCTGAAGTCTTCTTGCTAGGTATCTGGAAGAATTTCGATGAGATTGAAGAAAGTCTAAATGTCTTCGAAATCAACGCAATTCGAGATGCTGCCCGTAAGCGGGACCATGAAAGACGTAAGTTCGAGGCAATGCTCCACAAGGGTGTTGACTTGGATGAAGGAAGTAATGATGGCACACCGACGTTCGAGGACATCAAGCGTCGTGCCGAAGCAAGAAATCGCGGGGTCTCCGAGGAGCAGCTAGAATTCGCTGACATCGGAATTCAAATCATTGAGGAGTAGGTGTAAGAAATAGAGAACATCCAGATTCGGTTTAACGGTACGGCTGACTTCAAGGAAGTCTATGCCGAAGCCGCAAAGCTGAATGCCAAGTTGGCTGCGATGCAGAAGCAGCTTGCCGGATTGAGCCCAAATGTGCTGAATGACCAGCGCCGGGGATTCAATAAGGATTTCGTTAACTCTGGCTTGCTAAAGGATTATTCAATCCAGGCTGTCAAGGCTAAGAGCGCAACACAGGCTTTCACCGAATCTCTTGTAAAGCAAGACATTGGTCTTCGCAAGGCAATCGCCGGTCGCAAGATGTTCTCAGACGTACTCCGCGAGCAAATTAATCTACAGAAGATGCTCGCCGTTCAGTGGTCAAAGGGTCCAGGCGGAAGTATCTCCGCAGATGTAATTATGCCGAAGGGCGTTGACCAGCAGGTCTCTCGACTATCTGGTTCGCTCCGTGAAAACGTAAAGGCACTTGCACAAAACAAGGTTGGAACGGCTGAGTTCACTCAGGCAGCAGATGTTGCCCGTATGAGACTTGGCCTTTTCAACGAAATCGTAGCTAGCTCCGCTGACAACATGATTAAGTGGGGTAAGAACACTCAGTGGGCCGGTCGTCAGTTGATGGTCGGTTTCACTGTTCCATTTGCAGCATTTGCGGCGGTTGCAGGAGTTGCAGCCAACAACGTCGATAAGGAAATGACCCGTATCGTCAAGGTTTACGATACGACGGCAACAGACGTTATCGGCAAAGAGCGCGAGCTTGCACAGGTTCGTCAGCAGTCAATGGGTATGGCTACCCAGATTGCAAAGAAGTATGGAGCGGCAGTTCAGGACACTCTCAACGTAGAGGCTGAGCTAGCCGCTACTGGTCTTCAGGGACAAGACCTTATGAAGTCATCCGCCGAGGTTATGCGAATTGCAACCCTTGGTGAAATGGATTACCAGAAGGCAACCGAAATGACGATTGCCCTTCAGACTGCATTCCGCCTTAACACGGAGCAGACCACGGACGCCATGAACTTCATGAACTCCGTTGAAAACGCCACCAGCTTGAGTCTTCAGGATTTCGCTGACGCTACACCACGCGCCGCTGCCGCTTTGGCCGGGTTGGGTGTAAATGTTAAGGAAATGGGTGTCCTCCTTGTTGCTATGAAGGAGCGCGGTGTTGATGCTACTGAAGGTGCTAACGCTCTAAAGTCAGCAACCACCAGAATGCTGAACCCAACTAACAAGGCTGTCGAGTCATTCAAGTCATTTGGAATTAGCCTAAAGGATATTTCAGAGCAGGGTCAGGGTAACCTATTCAAGACTCTTGAACTAATGGGTTCAGAATTCAAGCGAGTTGGACTATCCGCATTTGAGCAGCAGAAGCTAATCGCTGATGCATTCGGTACCTACCAGTTCAACCGACTCAACGCTGCATTGCAGGGTATTACAGATAAGACCGGGCAGACTGGAAAGGCCTTTGAGCTTATGGGTCAGTCTGCTGAAGAAGCAGCAGCCATGGCTCAGCAAGAGCTTGACCGTGCAGCAAATAGCATTTCCGGAAAGTTCAAGCGAGCCATTGAAGGTCTAAAGGCTGAACTTGCCACCTTTGGAGAGCCATTCGTTAAGGCAGCTACAACAGTAGTAAATGTCGTTACTTCAATTCTCAAGGCATTCAACAACTTGCCTGACGGAGTAAAGAAGTTTGGTCTGATTGTTGCCGGTGCAATGGCACTTGCCGGTCCACTAATTATGATTACCGGTTTGATGGCTAACCTCATCGGACAGGCTCTCAAGATGGGGACCAGCCTTGTCATGCTTACGACAAAGTATCGTACAATGACAGTTGAGCAGAAGGCACAGGCTCTTCTCTCAAAGCAGAATTCATTGCTTTGGTCACAGGAAGCTACTTCAGCCCAGCTACTCAATGCTCAGCTAGCAAACCTAACAAGCCGCTTTGAAGCATTGGCAGTTGCACAGGCTCAGGCGAATGGATTGCCATACACTGGGTTCGGAAGTCCAACTGGATTTATTGGTCCTCAGGGGCCACAACTAACACAGGATAAGAACGGTAAGTACCGTCGTGCCAATGGAACCTTTGCATCAGCCGCCGAAATCAAGAATTTCCAGACGATGCAGAATGCAGCCCAGAACATTCAGGGTGCATCCGCCGCGACCGCCAAGAACTGGTCAGGAATTGCCGCAAGCGCCGGTGCTCTAGCCGCCGCTGGTACAGTCACGGCTTCAATGGTTGCCCCAACAAGTGACCTTGTAAACAACCTTACGAATGCAGCCCTTATCGCTGCCATGATTGGACCATCTCTAGTTAAGGGTCTTAGGTCAGCAAAGGTTGCTGAAATCGCAAGTAGTGTATTTGGTAAGATTGGCTTCGGTAAGGGTGGAAAGCTAGCCAGTGGAGCAGCAACGACATTCAAGGCCATTGGTGCGCGAATCGCGGCTCTTGGTCCGATGTTGCTACGTCTTGCTGGACCAATTGGTATTATCGGTGGAACTGCATTGATGATTTTCCTCAAGATTCGCTCAGAGCAGAAGAAGTCTGACGAGAACATGAGGAAGATTGGTGAGTCCACCAAGGATTGGGCAGACATTCTCGGTTACGTCCGCATTGAGACCGGCAAGATTACTGATGCTCAGGGCAACCAAGTTGCCACGGCTGAGGGAATGGCAGACAAGCTACGTCAGGCCAACAAGCCACTCGTTGACCGTCTCAAGATGCTCAAGCAGCTAACCGACCAGTCACAACTCCTAGACGCTGTAACCATGGAAGGAATCAAGGTTAAGCAGTCCGGAGGTACTGCCGCACAGGCAAAGCAGGCTATGAAGGTCGCTTTGATGGCAGCCGGGTTTACTGAGCAGGAAGTTGATGTCACAATCTTGCCAAAGATTCACATTGACCTAAGCAACCAGCAAGAGGTCATCGACAAGCAAGTTGATTTGATGGCAAAGCAGATTGACGCCTCTATTCAGGGACGCACCAAGCAGTCCAACTGGGAAGGATTCAGCAGATTCTTCGCCGGTAACAATGACTTGAACACCGAGGGTCGTCGTCAGATTTGGAACATTGCAAATCAGTTCTGGGAGACATTCCAGCAGGCCGACCAGCAGGGACGCCTAAAGTACTTTGACCAGTTCCAGAAGTCATATGTCAATGAGCAGAACAACGTCTTCAATGCCATTTCCAAGGAAACCCGCGAGAACCTATCCAAGGTAGGCATCAACAACATGCAGCAGTTGCAGCAGATGTTCCTTGACCAGAAGGGCATGTCTACAAAGGACTTCTACGGAAAGTACAACCAGCAGCAAATTGCAGCCTTCTTGAGCATTCGAACTGACGACATGAATCTAATTATGAAGTCGGCAGAGGCAGAACAGGAACTTGCTCAGCAGATTGCAAAGAACAACGGTGCAACTGATGAGGAAATCAAGAACATCAAGACGTTGAACGATGTTCGAGGCATGGGTCTCAACATGGCTTCAATGACTGTTGACCAGGCAAAGGCTAACTACGAGCAGACCGTTAAGGAAGCCAAGGCACGCGGTGGTCTCAGCGAGGCTGAGCAGCTAAATGCTCTTAACCAATTCCGATTGGCGGCGGGTCTCAAGGAAGCTACCTCCTTGTCTCAGGGCTTCAGCAATGAAGTAGCAAAGAACACAACTGAACTAGATAAGAACAGCAACTCTCTAGACGATTCAATTATGACCGCCGAAGAGTGGGCTTCTGCATGGGTTGATGCTCGTAAGAGCGCAATGTCCGGGGCTCAGGATATGGCATTCCAGCAGGCAGACAAGCTTTGGGACAGGCAGGCTCAGGCAGAAATTGACGCAATCCAGAAGCGAGGAGAACAGCGTCAGGACGCCCTTGATGCTGCCGGTGAAAAGGCGGATGCTAGATTTGATGCTCGTCAGGAAGCTCAGCAGAAGCGATTCGAGACCGAAGGTAAGAACCTTTCCGCTCGCTGGGAAGCTGCAATGGATGCATTCAACAAGAGATGGGATGCTCGTAAGGATGCCGAAGCAGCATACTACGATGCTAAAATCAAGAACATCCAAAATGCTATCGATGCCGAGGAGAAGGCTGAGGAAATCCGTCAGAAGATTTTTGAGGCAGAAAAGACTCGAATCGAGCGTCTTGCCCAGATTGCTAACCAGACAATTGACTTCAACCTAGCTCTCAACACTGGAAACCTAGATGAGGCTGCAAAGGTATTTAACAACATGCAGTCCCAGCAGGACCAGTGGGCACTAGATGACGCTGGAGCAATTAGCCAGGAAGGTTCAAATAAGCGTAAGGACGAACTTCAGGCGCAGATTGACAAGCTTGATGCTGAGAAGGACGCTCGCCTCAAGATGCTTGACGAAATTGAAGAGGCTGAGAAGAAGAAGCTAGATGCCCAGAAGGACCGCGAAGAGCAGGCTCTTAAGGAAACTCAGGAGCGTCAGGCAAAGGCATTGCAGGCTGAGCGTGACCGTTACTCCAAGGCTTTGCAGGCTTCTAAGGACAAGGCAACTGCCGACACCCAGGCGCAGGTAAAGGCTCACCAGGCACAGTTGGATGACCGTAAGGCCAAGCTTGAACTAGAGCTAATGGCAATTCGTGCATCAACGCCTCGCAACAAGGCTGAATACGATGCACAGATTAAGGCTATTGAGACGGCTTACAACAAGTACGGCGTTCGCCTACAGGGATACGGAAAGGCATGGACTGGCTACATTGGAAGCTACTTGAGCGCCAACATTGCAGCCGCCGCCAACTCATTGCAGAGTGATGTTAACTGGAAGCAGATTGCAGCCGAGGTAACAAAGCAGTTTATCGACGGTGCTTTCGGAATGTCTCCAGCCCAGTTCGGAAAGTGGGTTACCACTGGAGAGCTTCCAGCCAGCAGCGTATTCGCAAAGGGCGGGGCTCTATCCGAGAAGGACGCTCTAGCTAAGCAGCGTCAAATGGAACGAGATGCATTCCACACTGGAGGTATTATTGGACAGAATTCACCGGGTCGAGTTGGTAAGTCCGGTGGATTGCACTCCGATGAGGTTCCAATCAACGCTCTCAAGGGTGAGTCTGTCCTTAACCGAAGTGCAACCCGCACTCTTGGTTCTGACTTCATCACAGCGGCTAACCGAGGAAAGCTACAGGGACCAATGCTCGATATCCCTGGAAAGAGCGCCGAGGGATTGGGTGCTGGCCCAGGTGGACTGGGATTGGTCGGAGCTTTGGGCTCAGGTCTTGCAGCAATGCTTTCAACAGCAGGCGCAGCAGCAATGACCAAGGCAGCCATGGGAGCAATCGGAATGGCCGGGGGTTCATTCGGACCAGGAAAGGCCGGTCAGTACGGACAGGTCAGCTTCGATGCTGAGCAGCTACAGAACGCAAGTACAATTGCTACTGTAGGTCGCAGCATGGGAATGACCAACCGTGATATCGAAATCGGTATTATGACGGCTATCACGGAGTCTATGCTTCGAAACCTCAAGGGTGGAGACCGAGACTCTGTAGGTCTATTCCAGCAGCGACCAAGCCAGGGTTGGGGTTCTGTACAGCAGATTATGGACCCTAACTACGCTGCACGTAAGTTCTTCGGGGCTCTAAAGGGAGTTAAGGGTCGTGCTACTCTTGACCCATGGGTTGCAGCGCAGAAGGTTCAGCGCTCCGCATTCTCAGATGGTTCTAACTACCGTAAGTACTGGGATGAGGCGCTGGCTATCTTCACCGGAATGGGCGCAAGCACAACCGGAAGCGGCTCTATCCTTGCAGGACCATTCGGACCAGCAAACAAGACTGGAACAAATGCTATCAACTGGGCATCCGCTCGAATTGGAGATGCTGGTTGGTATGCACTTTGCCAGAAGTTTGTACGTATGGCTCTTGGTGCAGGACCAGGATTTGGAAGCGCTATTGCAGCATGGAATGGTGCTAAGTACAAGCACGGAATTGCAAATCCAAGCGCTGTTCCTGCCGGTGTTCCTGTTTACTGGTCTGGAGGAAAGTATGGTCACGTTGCTCTATCAACGGGTAACGGACGAATCATTTCCACCGACTATCCAAAGCGTGGTTACATCGGTACCGGTACAATCTCAAGCTTGACTAGCGAGTGGCACAAGAAGTTGCTCGGATGGACTGAGGACATTAACGGTAAGCGAATTTACGGTTTGCCGGGACTCAAGACTGGTGGATTCACACTTAGTGATGGACTCGCAAGGCTTCACGATGGAGAGGCAGTTCTAACTGCACCTCTAACTGACCAGCTTAAGAGCGGAATCCAGAAGATTGACCAGGGTATCACGAACGGTTACAATGTAGAAATGAACTTTGATGGAGCAGTCTTCAATAAGGAAATTGATGTTGAGAAGGCAGTACTCAGCGCATTGAAGAAGCACGAAAATAAGATGGGTCTAAAGAGGAAGATTGGCGAATGACACTAGTATTGATTCAGTTGATGAAGTGGAATGGCAATGCCATTACCGAACATAACAGGAAGCCGCTGAACGTTGACATTGAGCGTATCGGACGTGACCAGCGAATGGCTAATGGTCATTTGCGTAAGTACGTCGTAGCAGACAAGAAGAAGTTCAGCACTTCCTGGGATATGCTCCCAAAGGGAGTGTCATTCGCCGTTGACGGCAAGTGGGCAGGAGATGCCATCGAGTCGTTCTACGAATCAACCAGGGGCTCATTCACCCTTGAAATTACAAATATTGATGCAACAGTTGAAACTTACACTGTGATGTTCTCAGACTTCTCAAAGGAGATTGTCAAGCGAGGTACACAAGACTTCTGGAACATCTCAGTATCTATGGAAGAGGTATAACGTGCCAGCACCAGCAACAACGTTCCTAAAGGACACGCTCGACAAGTCAAACTCAATTGACGCAAAGCAGCGTGTCATTGTGGAATGGAATATGAATCGGTATGCAGAAGTACTTGTCACCGACAACTCTGGAGCACCAGACGATGACAACAATCCATATCCAAGCATGTTCCCAATTGAATCAATTGCATTTCCAAACCGGCCAACCACCGGTTTGGCTTTTGCACGTGCTGGACAGAGTGAGGCTTTCAACAACCGCAGTGACATCCCTGATGATGCCCGTGAATATGTTGCATCTGAGACCAGCAAGTACAAGTACTGGGCGAGTCCAGTGCGTTCACAGACGACCGCTGTATCCGGCGCATATCCGATTGCTACGACATTTCCATATGTGAAGCATGCCTCAGCAGATGGAGTTTTCTACCTCCCTTCCAAGACAAACAAGATTGTCATTGGATTTGAGATTTCACAGGCAAAGCCGGTTGCGTGGGAGGTTTTCGTGAGGACGGGACCAATCGCTGCCCTTACTGACCCATGGGACTCAACTGCCATTTCAACAAATGGTGCTATCAACACAGATGGTCAGCACATTTTGTATTACCAGTCTAATGGCACATGGTCAACCTCACCTGGAGACTACCTAACAGCGCCGGGTTGCGATGTAAGCGCTATTGCAGTTCACGTCATTTCAATGGACAAGGCAGACCAGTACTGCAACGTTATTGAAATTAGCCCACGTCTAGAGCGAGATATCTCTGACCGGGTTATCGATTGGAATGCGGGCTATGAGCTTGGAGATGATGACCAAGTTTCACCAATTGGAGTTATCAGTGCAAACACTGGAAGCATCAGCATTTCCAACGCCAAGGATGGCGCTGTATGGCCTGATTCTGGATACTTCGAGTCTTCAGACCTCTATGGTCCGCTGGATGCCAATGTCGAATTCAGAATTGATTTCGGAGTAGATACGACAGCAAACGGCGGGTCTGGTGTTGAGTGGACTCGCCTTGCCACCATGTATTCAGAGGCATGGGAGACAGATGAAGATACAATGAGTGTTCCCCTAAAGGATTTCTCCAAGTACCTTCAGGAAGTCAACCCTAATCAAATGCTTTTCACTGACTTGAGCGTTGGTGAGATTATTTGGCGTATCCTTGACTCCATTGGTGTCAATAAATGGAAGTACAACGTGTCAGCCGACACGGCCAACATGAAGGTCGCCTACTTCTGGACCAACCCAGAAGAGACTGTTTGGCGAAACATCCAGGATTTGTGCCGGGGTACCCAGAGCGTTGTCTACGTAGATGCTGACGGAGTAATCTGCATTGCAACTAGAGATTCAATGTTCAAGCTTCCAGCAAGCTCAGCAAATATCGTTGAATTGCGTTCGGAGACTGTCGGTGACAATCTTCCTAACATTGAAGAGCTAAACCTTGGAAGTGAGTTTACTGTTAACAGTGTCAATATCAATTACCGTCAAACGGGATTGGCAGAGGACACACTGAAGCGTCCAATTTCAGAGATTGTCTGGCAGCCTGAAGGTGTGCAGGTTCTTCGATGCTCAAACCTTCAGAGAAAGATGCTTGACACTGATACTTTCTTCTACATGGACAACAAGGACGCAGCCATTTGGCCGTTTGAAGGTCTTTGCAACATCGGTGGAGAAATCGTTCGATTCTCAGGAAAGCAGTACGCCTACATGAAGCCAGATAGCACATGGGCATATGCCGTATTGTACAGCGCCGATGACAAGAACTCATTGGACAATGACCCAACACGTTCAAAGTCTGACCAGGCATGGCGCTTCTACTACACCGGCAAGTTCTACGTCAAGGAACGCGGGGTTGGTCCGACATCAACCGAAACTCATGACCCAACTATTCTTGGTTGGTATGCTGCCGCCAAGTACGGCGCATATGGTGGAACTCAGCGTAGCTGGACTGGAGGAATGAAGTATTTCCCTCAGGATGGATTCCTACGTCTCGAAACGAACAAGACGTTCATGAATTCAGCAGTCTACACGGTTCAGCGCAGTACGCCGGGTTACTCCTCTATCGACACCGTATATGGAACAAGATTCCGCTTCCCAACCAGCCCAACTGGAGCATGGTTCAACTCAGCCGGTATTTGGGTATTCGGTGATTCAACCTACACCCAAATGTACATGATTGAGGTTACGCCAACATACACAATTGAAGGCGGTAAGTTTAGGACGACATCTAACGAGATTAGAGTCCTCAAGCGTAAGAACGGAGAGTTGCACCAGCTTAACAAGGGATATGCCTTTGGAGTTGTACGTGGACAGTGGATTGATATTGACGTACGTATTGAACGTCCTATCGCTGGCCCTCAGATTAGCGTTTCAGTAAATGGAAAGCTAGCTGTTGTCGTGCAAGACCTCGGAACCGTTCAGGGTGCTGCAATTACAGCAACCAACCGCTGTGGAATTTACACACGCGGATGGACGGCGGCTGACTTTGAGTACTTCTACACAGTTCCAGGAGGCCACGTTCTCGATGCAATTCCAGATGAGACAGACTTCCTCAGTCAACTAAGAGGTGGATATCAGTCCCGTCAGCTAACGAAGTATGTCATGGGATACAACCCATGGATTGCGGCTGGATTGCGTTCGTCAATTGTGTATGCAAAACTAATTAAAGATTCTTACAGGGATAGGTATATCGAAGAATTCGGTGTTCCAATTCATGAAGTCAGAGAGTACAACGTCAAGTTCGAAAAGACGCCGGTTCTCTACTCAAGTCTGTACGTATCTAACTCTGACCAAATCATCACAACTGAATATAATGGAAACGCATTTGGTGCAACATTTACTCTTGCCAACTCTAGTCGAATCAATTCTGTTGCTAACGGGGAGGATACTGTTACCTACGGTCCTGACAACTCCGTTGAGCAGAAGATGGTCATTACTGCTAGAACAATTCAGCAGCAGGATGAAAAGACATACACGGTAAAGGATGACAGGGCAATCCGGATTCACGGAGAGATTCCTCTTGAGATTTCCTCAGATTGGATTCAGTCAGAGGCAGCGGCAAAGGCTATTGGTGATTGGATTATCAACAACTGGGCAGAGCCAGCAGATACGGCAGAAGTCAAGATTTTCGGAAACCCATTGGTTAGAGTCGGAGATGCAGTCAACATTACGTATGCTCCAAAGGGAATTGCCGGGATTAAGTTCGTGGTCCTCAAGTGTGACCAGTCTTGGGATAACGGGCTTGTCACAACGATTACTTGCCGAAAGTGTCCACAACAGGTATAATTTGTATATGGCACAAATCCGTGACACAGACATCATCAGAACCCCCGAAGTAACTGTAGACCCACGTCTATTCGTTCCAGAGGGTGTCATTGATATGAGCGTCAAGTCTCCAGAGATTGACCCAGACAACCCAGTTGATGTCCCCGATATTGATGAGGGTGTAGCACCTGGAGAAATCATCTCGGACGCGGGTGCCGACAATATCTCAAACCTGGAGGACTTCACCCTTCCGACTCCAAATTCCGTGACTGTCGTTGAGCAGACAATGCGCTTTGGTCCAGATGGACGGGCTGTAGTGGATGTCGTCATTGAAGTAGAAGATGTCCCAGGAATTAGTAATTACGATGTGAGGACGACAAAGGGATGATTAGAGGGGTCTATCGCTTTTACCAGAATGGAGAGCTTCTTGCCGAGTCAGAGAATCTTCTGACAACAGAAGGCAAGAGGCTCCTCCTTCGTGTATTGGCAGAACAAGCTGCCAGTCTAGGGCAGGCTATTGGTGTTGGTGTCGGCGCGACAGCAGCAAATGTGGCAGATACCAGATTGAATTGGGAAGTTGACAGAGCGCAAGTCTCCATCAAGGCAGTCGATTACGACAACAATCTTGTCATTATGAAGGCGACTCTTCCTCAGAACACCGAGTACACAATTTACGAAATTGGCCTTTGGAGTCAGTTCAGCAACAGTCTGAATTCAGATAGTGCATCACGTATTCTGACTACCTTCGAAACAGATTTCGAAAACTGGACCAACTTCACCTTGGACACCGCTCAGGCCAGAACGTCTACCAATGCAATGAGGATTGATGCACTTGCCTCAACAACGAAGACTTCAACGAGCGACGTTAATCTGGATTTGTCCGGTTATTCAAACGTGGACCAGTTCTCCGTAGCCTTCTACAAGGCCAATAACAACATCACGACACTTGGAATTGTCTTTGAGTCAACGAGCGGAGTTTGGAGAAAGACCACTACTGTATCTTCATTGCCAGTTGGATATAACGTCATCACCATGAACAAGGGTGACTTCGTTGCCACCGGTACACCAGATTGGTCAGATATTAACAAGATTGATATTGAAGTAACAGCCGGTGGAACGGCGGGTTACTTGATTATGGACGGAATCCGTATTGAGGATGCAGATACACTTAATCCAGATTACGCCCTTGTATCACACAGTGTATTGGGAACACCATTGGTCAAGACGGATAACGCACCGATGGATGTCGAATACGCAGTGGAGATTACCTTCTCATGAGACTACTACTTAAAGACCTAGAGGCTGGACAGCAGTATCGAGTTCAGGTTCGCTCTAATGATGGACAAGCAGTATCACACTGGTCACCGCTATACAGCTTTACGACCATGGTTGACAACGTAGCGCCGAATGTGCCTACGTCATTTGCCGTTGTCCAGCAGGGAACGACAAGCATCATCACATGGGTCAAGCCAACAACAAATACCGATGGCTCTACGCTAAAGGACTTCAGCCACTTCGAGGTTGAAGCTTACTCTGACGGTGTAACGAGCATCTACCAAACAGGTATTGAGCGCTTTGAATTCCCATACGAATACAACGTAACAATCTTCGGGCAGTACAAGACGAACACGGGATTCCGTGTTCGTGCTGTTGACATGTCTGGAAACCCATCTGCATGGACGACTCGTACATTTGGTACCGACCTAGCACCAAGCCAGCCACAGGCACCAATCCTGATTAAGGATACGACTGACGCAACGCGCACTCGTCTCTTCGTCCGTCACAACCTAATGAAGCAGGACAACACTGGTCGTCTAGAGACTGACGTTAACCGAATCAAGATTTACTCCACCAACACGGCTTCTAGCACACCAACCGTCGCAGGTTCCACATTGATTGGAACAATGATGGTTACTGGTAGTGACGTATTTGCCGTATCCGGAACAATGACTTATGCAGATTGGTCAACGAAGCACTTCTTCGTTCAGGCTGTGGACATTGCTGGTAACCTTTCAGCGCCAAGCCCAACAGCGCCCGTTTCTGGAGCGAGCACCGGGCTATTTGCAGATGTCGCAGTAATTGCAGTTGCATACATCGACTACCTTGAGGCAAACAAGATTAAGGCTGGTTCTGGTCTTATCGACAACATCACTGTTAAGTCATCCTTGATTATGGGTGCTACACGTGATGGTGCTGCACCTTCCGATGCTGACGGTAATGCTGTTCCGATTACACAGACGGTTGCACGTTCTGCAAACTACAAATACGGTACTGACGGATGGATTATCCGTGGAGACGGATACGCCGAGTTCCGTAACTTGGCCGTCAACTCATTGAACATTGGAAAGTTCGACCAAGTAACTCAATCAGTTATGTCTACAAAGTTCGCTGACTTCATGGAGGATGCAGAGCTTTGGGGTCGTCACACGACAACTGGTAATGAGGAAGAGACTGGAGGTGTTGCTTACGATTCAGCCGGGTCTTTCGTTGGAGAGACGAACGCAGACGGTGCATACTCCGCACGAGCAATGCTTGACCTCACGGGAAAGACTTCCATTCGACGTAAGTCTGCCGGTCTGAACAGAGGAATTTCCTTTGAGCCTGGGCAGATTTACAAGATTACTGCCCGTCTCCGTCAGTTGACCGGACCTTTGATTAACGCTATTAACAACCCACAGTTCCGCAACGACACCACAAATGCAAATACTGGTGACGTTGCAAGTGATGGTGTTGCTAACTATTGGCGTCCATATTCAAGCATCTCAGCTACCAACAGCCTTGTAGCTGCATCCGGGCTATTCTCAACCGTTACCACAGCACAGCGAGGTAGCGGTACTGTTGCTGTCGGCGGATACATTGGATACAGGGCTAACACCCCATTGGTAAATGCCGGGGTTCCAAATCAGAATGCCCTACCAGTTACACCAGGATTGACTTATGCACTGGGATTCTACGTCAAAGCAGCTACCCTTGTCGGTAGTGGAAACACTGCCGGGGCCGCAATTGAATGGTATGACTCTTCAGGTACATTGCTTAGCACTAGTACCGAGAGCGTATCACCAGTGAATGGTGTGGGATTTTGGGTTAATGTATCAACGTCTGCCGTAGCTCCAGCGGGTGCTGCCTTCGCTGCCCCAAGAATCAGGGCAATTAGTAACAGTGCTGGTACGATGACGGTGGACTTTACTGCCGTTATCTTCACTCAGACCACCGGATTCCCAGGTTACTTTGATGGTTCATTTACAAACTGCGCATGGTCCGGTGACCCATATGCGTCTCCATCATACTCCACCGACACTACTAAGTATCGAGTTGGAGTATTGGGATTTGACGATGCCGGAAATCTATGTGCAGCAGACGGTTCTACATCTGCCGACCCAGCAATGCACTACATGGTTGCTGCCGATGGAACGACTGAACTTGCAGTCTTCGACGGAACGAACTCTCAGTCTGCCGGTTGGATTGAGGTATCTGGATACATCAAGGACCGTACAGATAGTACTACGCCTCCAGGTGCACACAATGACCCGTACCTTCCAGCCGGGGTTCACAAGAATGTTCGATTCATCGTACCTTTCGTACAAATGAATTTGAATGACAACGGAACTGCAACAGATTACGTTGGTCAGTTGGACATGTTCTCTATCGAATCATCCAATACTCTTGCTCCACTGGTCTTGAAGACCGGTACTGCAAAGGGTATTACCATTCAGGATTTGCCGGGTGACGATTGGAGTCACGCCATCCGCTTGTATTCAGGAAATGATGATGAGAAGTATCCAGGTCTAATCACTGAGATTCAGGACGCAGACTTCAACCAGTCTCACACATTGTTGATTTCACCACCACAAACAGTGCCGGGTGAAAGGACGAGTCTGAGCGACGGATACAGAATTCGTGGAAGGAACGCAAACCTCCTATCTAACTCATCATTCGAGAATACTTGGTATGTAATTGCTACCTACGCAGACTTCGAGAACAACAAGTTTGCCTTGGGATTCGTCAATGCAACGAATGCATCTGACACGGTAAACTATCACACGGGTTGGGGAGAGAAGTCATTGAAGTTGACTTCTTCCGCTTCCGGTGCAGCCTTTGCATACCATCACCTAATGGCATACAATTTCACTGAGTTGCTAGGCCAGACTAAGATGACGGTCTCTGCTTGGGTTCGCAGTGCTGCTACAAACCCAGCAACGCTAAACGCCGGGTTCTTCATGTCTGCCTATGACGATACAGGAGCACTCCTAGTAGCAATCCCTGCTGTTAACACAATTAACACCGCCCTTGCTGTTCCAAACGACGGTAACTGGTACAGAATGTCATACACATTCGATGTCAGTGGAACTCTGCCATCAGGATTCCCTGACAACACCAATTACTGGAACGTAGCTTTCGGTTGGAATGCTACTGCGGCAGGTCAGGTTATTAACTTCGATGACATTCAGTTGGAGATTGGTGACACACTGACGGATTACAAGCCTCAGACGCCAACTACGTACTACATGCCGGGTGGAGGTGCGATTGTTGGTAACACACTGATTATTAGTGACCGTATCAAGAGCTTGAGTGAAATCGCGGGTGCTCGATGGACGCCTCAGTTGGACTACCAGGACTTGAATCCATCTCTAATCCTTGAAAACCAAGGTCTATTTGGAGTTATGGAGAAGTACGTTGTTACCAACTCAGGGGGAACGACATCATCCTACCTTGCCATTAGGGTTAAGGATGACCAAGGTGTTAACCAGGGTCCATTCGTTTACTTTATCGACTCAAATGACCAGGTTGCTCCGAATGTCGTTTCGTTCTACAACACTAACAACCAAGCAACTATGCGTATTGGTTCGAATGTTGACCCAACAAACGCTGAGGCAAACGCAGCCGGTAAGGACGTGACGGTCTACGGTAGCTTCAAGGCTCTAGGCTCTCCAAACTGGACAACGGTATCAGGTCTTAACACCGGATATTCTGACCCAGGTGGAGCTTATTCCCTATCTACCTTCAACAGTAATGGTGTTACATACCTGCGCGGTGCTGTTGTTTCTGGTGCTGGCTCAAACTCCAGTGCTGTTGCAACAATTACGGCAGTGTCTCACAGGCCAAAGCAAAATGTATATCTTGCCATTCCTACAAGAGTAATTTCTCCAGCATCATCAGCGCCAATTATGCGTATTGCTATGATTGACACTGCGGGGGTTATCTCTTGGTATGCACCGTCTGGAACTCACCTTCCATCTAGCACATATGCATTCTTCGATGGACTTTCATTCTCTACCGCTGTAGACTCTGAGGTTCCAGATTCAGACGGACAGGCTCCAGCAACCGTTGGTACTGCATCACAGCCGACATCTCTAACCTTGAGTCCTTATGCATCCAGCACGACAACGGGAACATACCGAGTCGGTTGGGTAAATGCTAATGACGCTGATAATGCAAAGGTTCGTCTGGTATGGCGTGTTGACCGTACTCCAAACAGTGCTACAGATGGTAATGTTGTTACAATTACGACTGTGAACAACGCAGCACAGAGCTACTTGCTATCTGGATTGCCAGTAGGACGAAGAATCTACATTAAGATGTTCGCAATCAACAAGGCTGGTGTCGTCAACTCTACTTCACCTCCATCAACGAGCAGATTCTTGCTGGCATCTCCAACTGTCATTTACGCCAACTCATCTGCTTCATACCGTGACGGTTATGGTGGAATGTGGCGTAACGACGGTGACCAAGTTTACCAGGGTGAGTGGACTGGAAATGACAACCACCGAGGAGTGTTCTTCTACGGAACCCAGATTTTCGATAGATTGAACCTTGGTGGAGTTTCACGTACACCTACCAAGATGACGATTTACCTACAGCGTACTGGTTCAGGAGGTATTTACGGTGGAGTTCCAATCGACCTTTACCCAACGACGAATACCACCAAGCCATCAGGAGCACCAGGAATTGTCACGTCACAGACGGCAGGAAACAACATCGTCAGCCTTAAGACGAACCAAGGAGCAACTGTCACAATTCCATCAGCTTGGTATGCAGTTTACGCAGTATCAGGTACTTACAAGGGCTTCGGTATTTACAATTCCGGCTCTGACTACGCAATCCTGTACGGACGTAGCAGCGGCTCTGCCCACGGTAAGTTGACCATCTACCACAAGGGGTAAGATTGACAGGAGTCTTACCCTCCTATAAAATTGGATTAAGAAGAAAGGAAATTAATGACTGATAAGAAGCTCAACAAGGAAGAGCTAAAGGTTGTTGCTCTACGTCAAAGGATTGGTGAACTTACTTCGCAGTATGAAGACCAAATCGCAGACATTCGAGCAGATGTCACTCAGCGTTTCGAGGCATATGAAGAAGTCCTGAAGAACCAGGAAAAGGACATTGAAAGCCTACAGGCGCAGCTAAGGACGTATCAGGATGCAACTGTTCAAGAGGAACCAGCAGAAGACACCACCGCCGATTCAGACGAAGACTGATTTTCCATACTGGACAGTCGTCCAAACGGAAAACGGGCCGGGTGGCACTGGTTGGTTCCTCATCAAGGAACGAACCCGCACAAGAATCCCTACTCAGAGAATTCTGGATAGCTGGGCAGTAAATGTGGTTAGCGCCACTGAGGCAGCAGTCAAGCATTATCCGATTACCGGAAAGCTCGGGTTTCGAGACGGTACATTGATTAATAACATGGGCGATGGTAAGATTTATCTGATTTCGCAGAACAAGCGAAGGCAAATCACATCACCAGATGCTTTTGACAAGTACGGAATCGACAGAAGTAAAATGATTTGGGTTTCCCAGGAGGAAGCTGAACTACAAATTATAGGAGAGGTGCTATCTTAATTGGCAGTATCAAGTTACCAAGACATCACTTGGAACGATGGTGACCCGGTATCTCCTGCCAGACTAGGATTGATGGCTCAGAACAGCCGATACCTCTTGGAGCGGGCACCAAAGCTTTATTACAATGCGTATAACATCAAGAAGGACACGGGTGTCAAGATTGCTTGTGGTGTAACGGCTGTTCCACCAACCAAGGCAACTGCAACAACTGTTACAGTGAACTTTGGTTCATTCTTCTCACCAGGAACCCGCCCAATTCCAGTCACAAGCTTGACATCTCGATTCAACACACGAGTTATTGAGACGACATATGGATTCGGCGGAACGACAAGTGTTCCAGACCACAGAGGGTTCCTCTGCCGTGTTGCAGCTACAGAAATCTACGGAGCTTCAAAGAACATTCCGTATACGATTTATCTCAACTGGATTGCGATGGGTTACTAATTGGCAAAGTACGTACCTATTCAGAAATGGCACGACCGTGAACGGAGTGTCGAGAATAGGTACGTACTTGTTTTTGTGCCTGAACACCCGAAGGCCTTTCGCGGCGGCTGGTACTATGAGCACCGCCTTGTAGCTGAGAAGCAATTTGGCCGGGTTCTCCAAAGCTGGGAAACTGTCCACCACATCTCTGGTGACAGAACAGACAATAGCTGGCACAATCTGTTTGTATGCACACGCTCAGAGCATGATAAGGCCGCCTAAGATATACTGGGTAGTATGAGAAAGTTTTTGCTAGCACCTATTCTGACTGTGGTAATGGTTGCCACAGTTCTATTTGGTGCCCTCTTTGTCATGAAGCCAGAGGCGGCAAAGGCTGAGGAGGTGACCCCTGCCGTAGCAGCAGCGTGTGACCCAATTACTGGAACCCTTTTGTGCGCTCGCCGGGTTGGTGACAATCTAAGGCTTGAGACTCTTGCTGGAACGGTGGTCGCTGAAGTGCCACTGCCACAGGTTACCGTGACTGCGCCGACGATTCGTGTTACACTACCTAGAGTAACAGTAGTTCGTCCTCCGGTGACAGTAACACTACCTAGGGTGACAGTATCAGGGCGAACACTGCCTGGACAGACCGTCACACTCCCTAGGCAGACAGTCACGGTCGAGTTGCCTCAGGCAACCGAAACTGTTACACTACCTAGACAGACAACAACAGTCCCAGCCCCGAGTGTGGCGACGGTCACAGTTACCGGCTCGGATGGACAACCGATTCAAACGTCTGTTACAATTACACCATCTCCTCTACCAGGAGCAATCACAACAAAGCCGGTGGTAAAGGAGAGGGAAGTTAGAGTATCTGTCCCTGCCGCCATCGGGATTGGAGTTGGCGTGCTACTCTTGGGATTGATTCTCGGCCTACTTGCCATTTACGTGGCTTATGCAGTTGGCTACAAGGACTCTGAAGACGCTGAACGTACTAAGTGGCAGAAATTCAGAGACGAACTATTTGGCAGGAAAGACGAAGGAGAAAATTGAGCAACGACTTGAAATGGATGCTGGCTTCTGACCAGCAATTCCCATATCATGACCCCCGAATGATTGACTTGTGGTTCAAGGTTATGAAGTGGTTCAAGCCGGATGTTATTGATTACCCTGGAGATGTCTCCGACCAAGACTGTTGGTCACGGTGGACAGACGGGACTTCCGAAGACTTCGTGAATGCTATTAAGCTAAGGGGAGACGGCAATGAGCCGATTCTCCCCTTTGTTTTTGAGCAGGAGCGGATTACCAAGGAATTCTACCAGCAGACACGCAAGACAAGGCCTAATGCCGAAATCTTCGTAGCTCTGGGTAATCATGATGTCAGGGTTTGGCCGTACTTCGACAAGAAAAAGCCGGAACTGGTGGAGCATCTGACTCCACAATCCCTCTGGGGGTTTGACGACCTAGGCATTGACCACATTCATTACAACGACAGACCTCGCCATCGATACGGTGACATCTACGTTCACCATGGCAATAGCGTTTCCAAGCATGCTGGTGAGTCTGTACGAAACGATGTGGATTCGTTCGGAGTATCGCTAATTCGCGGGCACTCTCACCGAATGGGTACGTACTTCAAGACCTACCCCTTGAGAGATGAAACCTTGAGAGGATACGAGATTGGTCACTCAATGGACATTAATTGCGAAGGCGCAAACTATGATAATGTCCATAACTGGCAAAAGGGTTTTGCAATCGCTCACATCGAGTCGGGAGCAAACACTAAAGACGGATGGTATCCTCACGTCCAACTGATTCACGTCAGCCCAGAGTACACATGCTTTGTTGACGGGAAGAAGTTCTCGGCCTAAGACCAATTGTGTTAAAATTGGAATAGACTTAGACCGAGGGAGGTTAACAAATGAAGAAGTACGCAAAGGGAATCGTAGCCGCTTTGGCTGCCATCCTAGTCGCACTTGGAGCCGCATACTCTGGTAATGGACACATTGATGCCACTGAGTGGGTCAACGTCGCAATTGCTGGTGTTGGTGCTTTCCAGGTTTGGTGGGCTGCAAACGTCAATGGCGCTCCATACGTCAAGGCGGGAATTGCCGCTGCCACCGCTGGACTCATTGCATTGCAGTCTTACATCATCGGAGGAGTATCAACTTCTGATTGGGTTCAGATTGGTCTTGCAGTTCTAGGTGCCCTTGGTGTTGTCGCCGTCAAGAACGTAAATGACGCGGGACAGAACATCAGTTACACAGGAAGCGTTGAATGAAATGCAGCAAGTGCACGGGAAGAGTCTTTGTAGACCGCATCTTCTCGGAGCGAAATCACATTGAGTTGTTCTGCCTACCATGCGGACGACGATGGATGATTGACAAGGAAAAGAGCGTATTTGCGAGATGGCTGGTAAAGAACGAAGAGGCCCACGCAAGCGCAGTAACACTGTAAGAAAGCAACCCCCCAAGAGATTCTATTTCTACTTGGGGGGTGAGCTTCATCAGCACATTCATATTGACCGAGGGTCAGACTTGATTACGGCGTGGAATTTCCACCAAGACAAGTCTGTCGCTTACTCATGGTCAGAGACTCGTAAGAAGATGAGGCCGTCGTACAGAACCGGCGCGGTTTGTGAAATGCTCAACCGCAGTCGTGTCAGTATCCAGAATGCCATTCTACGCGGGGATATTCGAAAGCCATTCCAGCCTTACTCTCTTGATGAAGAGAAGAGGCCGGGTCGCTTTTGCTGGAGTGACAAAGATGTCATGGAAGCGAGAGATTTCTTCTCGACTCAGCACATCGGATTTCCTAGGAATGATGGCCGGATTACGGCAAAGCCCATTCCCACAAGGGCGGAACTTCGTGCTATGATGGAGCAGGGAACGATGACCTACGTGAAGACTTCGAGTGGGGAATTCATTCCGATGTTCAAGGAGATTGTGTGGTAGCAAAGGTAAAGTACACTCCAATCGGAGACGCCATTTCTCCTGAGTCTACTTTCGTACAGGCGGCAATTGCGCTTGACGTGGCAGCCCAGTTCGCGGTAGAAAGCCGGGATATTGAGGGCATGAACAAGACAGCAGAGCTTTGGATTGAAATGGCTAAAGCTCTAATGGAGATTGAGGATGATGAATCCGGACCTCCAACAAGCCGGGAGCCAGTCGGTTTCCAGCAAATCATTAAGACAGAAGAGGAAGACATTGACAGCGTTGACAGACCCAAATCAGATGAATCACCGAGTGAAGGTGAATCTCGGGTACACCCGGAACATGGGAAACTTCGAATCTCTAAGGCTCGACATCGGCCTGGAGGTTGATGGAATCGGCAAGCCAAGCGACACTTTCGAGCAGGCATGGAAGTGGACAGAGGCTAAGCTTGTAGAGAAGATGAAGGAAGTAGAGGAGACTCTAGGCGACTAATGGTTGCACAGGCCACACTGAACAAGCAGGCTAACGCGCTTGTCACGCAGTTCATCAAGAACTATACTGAGAAGTACGGAAAACCACCGGTTGTAAATAGGTTTAAGCAGAAGTGGGCATTCCTAGATATGATTGAAGACCTAGGATACGAGCGTGCTAAGGAAGTCGTGGACTACTACTTCAGGACGAGCAAGGTGCTCCATCCCATTGAATACCTCATCTACAACTACGAGCGGCTGAACAATGTCATGCTCGAACGCGAACAGGACAAGGCCAACCTTGCCAAAATCGCAAAAGAAACAGAAAAAAGAGTAAGGGAGTGGGAGGAGAAGCTTGGCAACCAAGGAAGCTGAAGTAATCGCAGCCGTCTGTGCCAATAAAGATGTTTACACCATCATCGCTGAGGATGCCGAACTATTCGGCGCTTACGGTGATGCATTCGAATTCATCAAGGACTATTACGGTCGGTACCGTCAGGTGCCGGATGCCGGGTTGGTTCAAAAGGAATTTGGAGCGCTAGACCTACCAGAAACAACCGCACCGACCAAGTACTACCTTGAAGGACTCAAGGAGAACTTTCTCGACACCAAGATGCGCGACATCAACGACAAGTTGGCGGCGGCTCTTGAAAAGGGTAATTCAAAGAAGGCTCTCCTGGAGAAGCTTCAACAAGAGGTAGCCGGTCTAGGGCGATACACGATGGTCGGAAATGACCTGAATATCACGGACCTAGAGGCAGCCGAAGAGCACTACCAGACGATTAAGCAAATTGCGGATGCCAACGGAGGAACGCCGGGTATTTCCACGGGATTCAAGTCCATTGACTCAGCCTACACAACAGGTATGGCACCAGGACATTTCATCGTCATCATGGGTTATACTGGTAGAGCAAAGACATGGGTCTCCGAACTCCTTGCCATGAAGGCTTGGGAGCAGAACTACAAGCCAATGATTATCTCATTGGAGATGACCCCTCAGGAGCAGATGGAGCGTATCCACGGACTCATGGGGTCGGGTATGTGGAAGATGTCAGACCTTGCCCGAGGAGATATCAACATTGATGACTTCCGCACATGGGGTAAGAAGAAGTTCCGGGACCAGAACTCTTTCATCGTGCCAAGTCTTGAGGGAATTCCGGAGCTAACTCCAAACCACATTCAGGCCAAGATTGACACTCACAAGCCTGACCTTGTTGTCGTTGACTATTTGCAGCTTATGAAGGACAATGCAAAGACTCAGGCGATGACTCCCCGTATGCTCAACTTGAGCCGGGAATTGAAGATGTTGGCAACGGCAAACAACATTCCTATCATTGCGTTGACTGCTGTTACCGACGAAGACGGAGATAAGCGCGACGGACCACCGGTCCTAAGCCAGATTTCTTGGTCAAGTGGAATTGAGTACGATGCTAACTTGGCTATCGCAATCCACCGTCTGGACGATTCTGACCTAGTTCAGTGTGTCTGCCGTAAGAATCGACACGGAGACATGTTCAACTTCGCATTCGAAGTTGACTTCAACGCTGGTATTTGGAACGAATCCTTCGACATGTAACAGGGTGTTATGCATAAGCCCATTAAGAAGTTCTCACTCGACGGGATTGTTGGAGACGATTCCGCAATCCCGCGTTTGAGAAATCAATTTGAACAGATGCTCATTACGGATATGCGTGATAGCGGATACGTCCCAGTTTTGGGATTGGGGCCATACTGGTCAACTTGGTACGATGCTCCAAGAGACCGGTACGAGTTCGTACTTACAGTGTACGGTGTATTCCTGGGAAAGAAGGAAGCTTGCAAAATCGAAGGGATTTCAGTGGATGGACCGACAGTTCCACGTATAGCCCCAATCAAGTCGCAGCAACCCTCCACCGAATCGGAGTAGAAATCGATGGGGAGACTGAGAATGACTTCTTGTGCTTCTGCCCTTTCCACGGTAACACCCGCACGACTAGCTTCTCAGTGTCCAAGACCAGCGGAAGCTTTATCTGCTTTAACCACTCTTGCGGAGAGACTGGCTCGCTAGTCTCTCTGGTAACAAGGATTACCAAGGAAGGCGAATTCGCCGCACGACGGATTATCCTACAGGCAAAGACATCGGAGGAATCTCAAATTGAGAAAATCCGGAAGATTGCCCAAGCCAACATGGAAGAGCTAGAGTTTCCACAGGCGAAGCTGGATGAGATGTATTCAGCTTTCTGGGAGAATGCGGACGCGGTTCAATATATGACGGAAGAGCGCGGGTTTGAGGAGGATACCCTTGAGTACTACCGAATTGGGTATTCAACGACCAAGGAGCTAATCACCGTTCCAATGTACGATGTCAAGGGCAAGCCTCTCGGCATCATTGGTCGGCCACCTTCCACAACAAACAAGCGCTTCCAGAACAGCAAGAAGCTGCCTGTCAGCAAGACCCTGCATAACATTCACAGGGCAAAAGCGGCGGGTTCGCAGGTGATTGTGGTAGAAGCAAGCTTCGATGAAATGCGGGTTCACCAAAGTGGATTCCCTTGCGTAGTAGCTTGCCTAGGAGGTTACCTATCTCCATACCACATTGAACAATTGAATATGTATTTCGAAAGCATTGTCATCATGACTGACTTCGATAAGAAGGAAAAGCACATGTATGAAAACTGCAAGAAGTGTGCTAAGCTTGGACTCAATCTTTGCAAAGGACATAACCCCGGTCGAGACTTGGGTCACACCATTGCCAAGGAACTAAAGAACAAGCGGATTTACTGGGCATCGTACGATGACGGGATTGTTTACCCGAACGGTGCAAAAGACGCGGGTGATATGACGGACGAAGAAATCCGTCAGTGCATCGAGAACAAGGTATCCAATTACACTTACAACTCTTGGAAACTCTACTGAGTTGTGGTAGAATAGATACTAAGAGCGCTCATAGAGACTCAGAAAACTATAAGGAGAAACAAAAGACAATGGCTATTGAAGGTCTAGCAGCAATCAAGAAGTTCAAGCAGGAACAGCGAGAGAAGGAAGAGGCTCGCAATCGCCCTAAGGCGGAATACCTCTCCAGCGTATTTCCGAAGAAGACTGGTGACGTTATCACCGGCCAGTTCCTTCAGGAGCTAGATAAGGGCTCCACCAACTACGACCCAGAGCGCGGTCTCGGTCTGCTTCTCAAGGAGCACGAGCCACCTGGACGCGACGGATTCAAGCGTCGTGCAAACTGCACCAACCCTGAGGAGGATGGTGAGGACTGCTACGGTTGCGAGCGAAAGAAGATTGATTTCGTCAAGGATGCACCCGATGGCAACTGGAAGACCAAGACCAACCTTTACATCAACTTCGCAACTGTGATTGATGGCGAGAAGAAGGTCTTCGTACTTTCCCGTAATGCAAGCACTGGTTTCTTTGACCAGATTCTTCAGGAGATTGAGGACGAAGGTACCCTTCTTGGTACTACGTACCGCATCACCAAGTCAGGTTCTGGTACCCAGACAAACTGGACTCTGAAGGCTGTCAAGGACGAGATGTTTGACACCTCCGACCTAGAGGTTTTCGACCTCAAGGAAACCGTTGAGCGAGACATCGCTTACGAAGACCAGGCTGAGTACTACGGTGCTGTTTGGTCCGGACGCGGTAAGGACAGTGCACCTTCTGAGTCAAAGTCTGCTAAGGTAGACTCTGGCGACGACGAGTGGTGAAATGACTAGGAACCCCGGCTCGAAAGGGCCGGGGTTTTCCTTTGGAGGAACATGTTTGAATTCAGTGAAGAATACAAAACCTACATCAAGAGTCCTCGCTGGAAACTAGTGTGCAAGAGGTATTGGCATACATACGGTCGTAAGTGTCAAGCTTGTGGCTCTCGGGAGAAGCTTCACGTCCACCACAAGACATACGACAGATTCAAGCGTGAGTTGCTTACCGACCTGACTGGGCTTTGCGATACCTGCCATCGTGCGGTACACTCTATCCATCGAGCCAACCGAAGCGTGTCTCTCAGGCTAGTGACTGAGCGTTACGTTCTAGCGAAAAGGATGGGGAAATAATGGAGTACATTTGGGGAGTCGAGATGGAAGATGACTACGAAATGCCGGTCTTTTTCCGCAACCCTTTCAAGGCGATGGAATTCGCTGATGAGCAGTGCCCAGTAAAACTGAGTTGGTACCAGATTTCAGAAACATGGTGGCGAGGAATGAACGCCGCAACTGACGACACGTGGAGTGTCGTTCGATACGAACTACGAGACTAAACGGCTGCGGGCCGAACCGCTAAGGAGATAAATGCAATACACTGAGCTACACCTGCACGACTACTTCTCGGCACTCGATGGACTTGACAGTCCAGCCGGGTATTTCGAGAGAGCCAAGGAATTGGATATGACCCACTTGGCTCAGACCAATCACGGAACACTCATCGGCCACCGCGAATTCCAGCGGGAGGCAGAGAAGGCCGGAATCACCCCTATCTTGGGAGTAGAGGCCTACATCTCAGCAACAGACAGATTCGACAAGCGGTCCAACGCCAAGCGCGAGGACGGAACCTCTGCCTACAACCACATCATTTTGCTGGCTCAAAATGAGACCGGCCTAAACACGATGTACAAGCTCAACGAGGCGGCTTGGTCAGAGGGTTTTTACAACAAGCCACGAATCGACATGGATTTGCTGGAAGAGCACAACAACGGGCTGATTGTTCTGTCCGGTTGTATGGGTGGACTTATCTCCAAGGCCTTCGAGCGTGGAGACATGGAAACGGCGTACTCCATTGCTAAGAGACTCAAGTCTATCTTGGGAGAGCGGTTCTTCATTGAGGTTCAGTCTCACAACCCGCTCGAATTGAACGCCAACCTGCTGAATCTAGCAGACACGCTGAACATCAAACCGGTCATCACCTCCGACTGCCACTATGCACGTAAGGAGGATTTGTGGATTGAGGAAGCAATGCTCATCATTTCCACAAATCCGAAGGCGAACTACGAGGCTGACCTTGACAAGGCAGCGAAGATGGACTTCCTTGAGCGCTACAACTATCTCTACCCTGACAGGAAGATGACCTTCCAGGAAATTGAGATTTACCTCAAGTCTGCCCAAGAGCATCTTCAGGACATGAAGAAGCGCGGCTTTGACAGGGCTGATGTAGTTGAGAATACCAACCTAGTCAAGGATATGATTGGGGAATACCCATTTCACCAGGGACTAGACCTTCTGCCTAAGCCGAAGAATGACAACCCTGACACTCTTCTTGAGAAGAAGGCTCGGGCTGGTCTGCGTAACCGTGGTCTGGACAAAGACCCGAAGTACGTAGCTCGACTGGAAGAGGAATTGGAGATTATCAAGTCTAAGAACTTCTCCACCTACTTCCTCATTGTTGCAAACATGATTCGCTGGGCAAAGTCTCAGGAAATCATGGTTGGTCCCGGTCGTGGTTCTGCTGCCGGTTCTTTGGTGTGTTACGCATTGGAGATTACCGAGGTAGACCCGCTTGAATACGGATTGCTGTTCTTCCGATTCATCAACCCGGAGCGTAACGACTTCCCTGACATCGACACCGATTTCGAGGATGCTCGCCGGTCAGAGGTTAAGGATTACTTGCGTCGGCAGTTCAAGCACGTAGCCGAGATTATGACTATCAACAAATTCCAGGGTAAGAATGCTCTGAATGCAGCAGCAAAGGTTTTGCGAGTACCGAAGGCCGATGTAGCGCGGGCTACAAAGAAGATTGACGCTCCGACAGACAAGCCTGAGTTGTTCTACGACATGCTCAAGAAGTCTAAGGAGGGTGCAGCCTTCATCAAGGAATACCCAGATGCTCTGAAGCTGTCAAAGCAATTGACCGGACGAATTGCCTTCGTGGGTAAGCACCCGGCAGGTATCGTTGTGTCAAAGGAGCCTTTGAATCACTTCATGCCAATTGAGACTGCTGCCAACCCTGACAAGAAGGTCGGAGGCCGGGTTCCGGTAATTGCGGCGGATATGGAAGAGGCTGCCGACACGGGAGCAATCAAGCTCGACGCTCTTGGTCTAAAGACACTGACAGTAATCAACGACACCTTGAAGGAAATCAAGAAGCAGCGGGGAATTGAAATTGACCCCAACGAAATCCCTCTTGATGACCGCAAGACCTACCAGATGCTTAGCGATGGCTACACCCGAGGAGTGTTCCAGGCTGAAGGTCCAGCATTCACCAAGTGGATTTTGGACACCGGCTGTGAAGAGTTCAACGACATCGTTGTTGGTAGCTCTATCGCACGTCCTGGCCCTATGAACACTATTGGTCCTGAGTTCAAGCTCCGCAAGGCTGGTAAGTCCAAGGTTACGTACGAGCACCCGGTAATGAAGAATATCACCGAGGAAACCCTTGGTCTGATTGTTTACCAGGAGCAAGTCATGTTGGCTATGCACGATTTGGCCGGGATGACAATGGCAACTGCCGATAAGGTTCGAAAGATTATCGGTAAGAAGCGAGACGTAAAGGAGTTTGAGAAGTACCAGGATGAGTTTGTCACGGGTGCTTCCCAGAGAGTTGACCGGTCTGTAGCTGAGAAGCTATGGCACGATTTCGAGGAGCACGCCGGGTATTCGTTCAACAAGTCTCACGCTGTTGCCTATGGTCTGCTGACCTACTGGACGGCATGGCTCAAGACGAATTACTCAGTAGAATTCATGTATGCTCTGCTCAAGAGTGAGGGCGACCCTGACAAGATGACGGAGTATTTGATTGAGGCCAAGCGTCTCGGTCTGAAGATTCTCCTGCCTCATGTCAACAAGTCTGACCTTGAGTTCACCATTGAGGATGGCAACATTCGATTTGGACTCATCGACATCAAGGGTATTGCCGAGAAGACTGGTACCAAGCTTCTTGAGTACCGGCCATTTGAAAACTACGAGCAGTTGAAAGAGAAGGTTGCCGAGAAGGGTAGCGGGCTTACCTCAACGGTTCTCAAATCCCTGAACGCAATTGGTGCGGCTCATTTCGATGACAACCCCAAGCATGGTCAGGAACGTGATAACCTATACGAGTACCTACGCATCCCGGCATTCCAGTACAAGGAATTGCCACCGCGAGTCTTGAACCAGTTCAGAACCTTGGACGAGTACGAAGACAAGGGTACATTCTTCATCATGGCAATGGCTCGCAAGATTGTCCGTAAGGACCATTGGGCGCGGGTTGATTTGCTGGATGAGACTGGAACCGCAGGAGTATTCACCAATGGTGATACTCCAATGGAAGCCGGTCAGATGTACGTCATGATGGTATCCAATAATTCAATTGAGCGTTACGTGTCAATTGATGATTTGACCAGCAAGTCTAGGAACACTTTCGTGCAGTATTTGTATGCAAAGGGTTACCCAGAGTTGACAGACGGATGCTACAAGACAATCGCTTTTAGAAGGCATGTCACAAAGGCCGGTAATAACATGGCCTACATGATTGTCTCTGACGGTGAGAAGAACCTGACGCGAGTGATGGCATTCCCGCAGCAATTCGCCAAGGCTCACAGCAAGTGTAAGGAAGGACAGGACGCATTCATGGAGTTCAAGAAGACAGAAGATGGAAGTCTCTTCCTCCATAATGTATACTGAGATACATGAACGTTGACCTAGCGCCATTCTTGGCGGCTATTATCGAAGAGTCCGGAGGTGAGGTCTTCATCCCATATGAAGTCCTCACCGCTCAAACCGGAGAGAAGTCCCTCACAATCGATTTTGTCGAAGAGGGTCAGCTAATCAGGCTAGGCTTGATTGACGTAAAGGATATTCCAGAAGATGTCGAATGATTTGAGTTTCACTGACTACCAGCTTGCCACGGGCGAGACCGCTATCTACCCAGGAGCGGGCACCGGAACTTGGCCTGCATTGGCGTATGTCGGGCTTGGCCTTGGAGAGACTGGTGAGGTTCAGGGCAAGCTGAAGAAGATTGTTCGTGACCATGGAGGAATTACTTCCAAAGAGGCCAAGACTGAAATTGGCAAGGAATTGGGAGATGTCCTTTGGTATGTAGCTCGACTTGCCGATGAGCTTGGTTTGTCTCTGGAGCAGATTGCTCAGGGCAACCTAGACAAGCTCAACTCACGCAAGGAGCGCGGAGTCCTAACAGGCTCGGGCGACAATAGGTGATTGGATACTTCCTTCGGGGAGTCAAGGATGACCACATTCTAGTGTTCAGAAGTGACGACCCGGAGGAACTTCTCCAAGTCATTCAGCGGCTAGGTGCCAGCCGCAATAAACAAATGAGAGCACTTGCGCAGCAACTAGAAATTAACTGGAATGAAAGCCAGTATAAGGAGAAGCGAAAGAATTGAGTCTAGAGGATTATCTGGCACGCCTTGACCCAAAGACGGCCAAGCGTGTAAGGACTGCTCAAGAAATTGAGCTAGTCAGACTGAAGACCGCGAGCATTGGTCTCAACCTTGCTCTCGGCGGCGGAATTGGAAAGGGTCGAGTCACACTGACTTACGGTCCACCAAGCTCCGGAAAGTCTCTGCTGTGGATGCAGAGCATTGCCAATTGGCAGAAAGAGGGCCGGATTTGTGCCTGGATTGATGTTGAGGGAACTTATGAGAAAGGTTTCGCTGCCAAGCTTGGCATCGACAATGACAATCTAATTCTCATTCAGAAGAAGTCTTTCGGTGCAATCACCGACGAAATCATGCCTCACATCCGGGCTGGAATTGATGCATTGGTCATTGACTCTGTGTCCGACGCATTGCCTGAGGTGTTTACTGACGGTGACGGTGGGGTTGTCGAATTCGAGAAGATGAAGCAGCTTGGTGCTCACGCTAAGTCATGTACCATGATGCTCAATGCAATTCACTACGAGAATTCAGAGACGGCAGTTGTCCTGATTAGCCAGACGACAACTAAGATTGAGCAGACTTACGTCAAGCAAGTTCCGCACGGTGGACAGAAGATTCTCTTCGGCTCAAGCCAGATTATCAAACTGACTTCCAGCAACACCGAGAACCAGCAGAAGAAGGCTAAAGTTCAAATCGGTGACCGACTGGTAGAAATCCCGGTTGCCAGAAGCGTTGAGGCGTATGTCGAGAAGAACAAGCTTGGCCCACAGTCTCAGAAAGCCGGATGGGATTTGTACTATGCTGGTGAGTTTATTGGCATTGACTTCATCGGTGAAGTCGTTGACCTAGCCGTTGCATACGAGATTGTCAAGAAATCCGGGGCTTGGTTCAAGTACGATGGCGAACAGACTCAGGGTAGAGATGGTTTTATCCAGAGAATGCGCAATAACGATGTCGAATTCAAGCAGCTTACCGATGAGGTCACCATGGTCATGACTGGGGAGGTGCCAATTGAGCAAGAAGTTCGAGGAGTTTCTGAACCAGAGCAAGCCTCAGCCTGAACCAGAGGGAATTGAGGTTGACGCTGGTCTGGCATGCCAAATCTGTTTTGCGCAGACCGATGAGCCAGCCATCTGGAATCCAGAGAAGAAGACTTTGGTCTGGACGTGTCCTGAGGGGCACAAGTCTGAAATCAAAGACTTTAAGGGGTTCTGATGGCTTGGTGGTGGTCGTGGCTTCTAACGCTGATTGGAGTCACAGGAATTTACGTTGCTGGTCGTAAGAATAAGGCGGGTTGGGCAATCGGACTTGGAGCACAGCTTCTCTGGATTGCCTATGCTCTAGTAACCAAGCAGTACGGTTTCATTGCATCCGCATTCGTCTATGGATACTTCTACGCAAACAACTTTAGAAAGTGGTGGAGTGAAGAGCATGCCGAACGAAGCAGCGGAGATTAAGCGTGTAGGTGGAACCCCGGTCAAGAATTCTGGCCGGGGTCTCCAGAAGGGTGACTTCATCCTTGGCCCATTCTTGGGAGATGTAAAGGAGTACAAGAAGTCATTCGCAGTCACGGAAGAGATGTGGGCCAAGATTAGCACCGACTCAATCAAGAATGGCAAGAGACAGCCTACCTTGAGATTGGTAATCGGTGAAGAGGGAAAGCCAAGAACCCGGCTTTGGGTAATTGGAGATTCAATGTTTCAAGAGATGCTTGAGGCATGGGAGGAGAAGTACGGTGAGGTATAGAACCAAGCCATTCGAGATTGAAGCCGTGCAATTCACGGGCAACAACCTGATGGAGCTAATTGACTTTGCACACACGGACATCAGGAGTTTGACGACTGCTGAAGGAACCGACTTTGAGGTCTACGACTACCAGCATAAAACCTGGATTAAGTTCGGTGCTGGTGACTACATCATCAAGGGCATGAATGGTGAGTTCTACCCTTGTGTAGCCGATGTATTCGAGGCGAAGTACGAGCCAATTCCAAATGCTGAATTTCTTGACGCTTACGAAAAGATGCCAAGGCAGCCGAAGGGAGGTCTAGATGGCTAAGTTAGTAGTTCACATTCCCGCACAGCGTTACGAGTTCGAGCTAAGCGAGGAGAGTGAAAAGTATCTTCGTGAGGCTTGGGAAGACGATGATGACTGGGTTTGGGAGGACGCGGCAGACCCTTGGGTATCTGATGTTGACGTGAGAATGGAGAGTGAGTTCGTTGAGTGAAGACAAGACGATGCTGGAGCTAATCTCCGAAATCACTGAGTTCAACGACATGCATGAATTCATGAATGACGAGCAGCTTGACCGGGCAATGGAAATTGTCATCAAGATTATCTCCAAGCCTGACATTCCAGTCTCTTACGCAACCCGGCTGATTGTGGAGCTTCAGGCTCTCGCAACTAAGTTCGCAATGCTGGCAGCCTACTACGCAACGATTGCCAAGGACCGCGCCGGTACTGTGAATAACAACAAGAAGAACATTTACTACAGCACCAAGGAAGCAATTGACAAGCTTGTGGACAGCTTGAAGTACGCCGCTAAATTCGGCTAATTTCAGTTGACTGTGATAGAATAGGAATATGCCAAGCGAAATCGTAAAGGCGCTGAAGTTCAGGAATCCGTCAGCGGCGTTCAATCCGAATGCC